CTTCAGGGCGTTGTCAAGGTCGTTGCGGTCGCTGGCGAAGTACACATCGATGTCCAACCGGAAACGTCGTTGCAGGTCCTCACCACGCAGCGGGCACTGGAGTGCGAAGGCGCGCTCGTAGGCGACAAGCACCTTCTGTTTTGCCAACGAGGCGTGACCGCCGATGGTGATGATTTTGTAGCTGTTGCTCTTACTGGGCACCGCTCCGTGGATTGTGAACTGCTCACCAAGGTAGATCATCGCCGGCGGTGCTGTTAGGATGTGGAACGACTTCTGCCTGGAACATGTCGGCCACCTTGTTGGCAGCCTTCGACAGCTGCGGTGCGGGTGCTGCGTTCGGTGCGGGTGCGGTGGCTGCTTCCATGTAGGCCACTGCCTTCTCGGTGGCGGTGGCGGGTGCCGTTGCTGTCTCGGCATACTTCGACTGCTTCAGGTCGGCGATGTAAGCCTTGTCGCCGCTGGCCTTGTCGTAGAGCGATATGTATGCCACATCGCCGAAGTTGCTAGGCTGTTGTCGGTCGCGCACGTCAATGTTGACCATCTTTTCAGTGTGGCCATCGCGGAAGGTCACTTCCTTGACCTGTTCGGGGTGCTTGCGCACCCAGTCGCCCAGCTTGGTGAGCGAGATTGTGCCGTAGTAATTCATCTTCTTTGTTTAGCTTTAGTTGTTAATTCATTGGCTATATCCTCGGCCAGCACCACGCGCTCAAGCATTGCCGAGATGTCGGCGAGATTGCGCCAGATGCGGGCGATGTGCAGCGGTGCTACCACGAAGGGGTTGTACACCACGAAGTCGCACCACTGGCGGTCAGTCACTGACAATTGGCATTGTATCTGCCAGTAGTACTTTGGTTCAATCGCTTTCAGTGTCGCACCGTCGGTCACGTTGATAAATCGCATGTATGATGCGGCACCCACGCACTTGATCTCCACCAGTCCGTCATCACCGACCAGGCCGTCGGGCGAGGCCGACAACATCGGCAGGTCGGGATGCCTCATGCTGCCAGTCTCAACCACCTCGGTGCCCATGGTGGAGCTGTACAGGTCGCGGGCGATTGGCTCGTTCTCGACACCCCACCGCATCGCCCTTGAGGTGATGTCGGTCTGCTCAAGGTACTCGCCGAACACGTCGTCATCCTCAACGACCAGCGGGTTGAGCAGCCGCTCGTATGCTACTTGCCCGATGACCGCAAGGGCTGTCTTCCCAAACACCTCGTCCTTGCCTCGGCCCTTGACCATCAAGTCGCCGATGGTCGAGGCGTTGAACTGCCCCAGGCGGGCACGATACCAATCAAATGTCCTCTGCTCCATCGTTGTCGTCATTGGTGTTGTTGCCGTTGTTGTTGTCTACTTGCGCTGCTTGCGCTGCAATGCCCGCCAGTCGGCTGCGTGTGCTCACTACCTCTGCCTGCACGTCCTCAATCTCACGCACCTCGTCGGTCGTGAGGAAACCCATCGACAGAGCCGGGTCGTAAGCTCGTTGCCACCATGCCGCTGCACGGTAGCGCAACATCTGCCCCGTCATCGTCTTCCACTTGCTTCCGGCTTTACCGTACCATCCTTCGGCCTTGGCCAGGGCGATGGTTACCCACTCACCGACGAGCGGGTGCTCACGCTGCGTGTCGCTCTTGAGGTAGACGATGGCGCGGCAGCCGTAGCTGTCTGTGCCAGATTCGCCGCAGAAGTCGTACTCCAACGGCTGATACTTGCCACTGGCTGCGATGCAGGCGATGATGAACTTCGCCGAGAAGGACGGATTGCCGTGGATGACAGCAAGGTTCTGCATCACCATCAGCGGGTTGGCGTTCATCCGCTGCGCCATGTCCAGGGCGATGTAGCAGTTGGCTACGTTGTTTTTGTACTGTTGCGGCACCAGGTCAGAGGCACTGAGAGCCTTTGCCATTCGCTGCTGCATCTCAAAGACCTTGAGCTGTTGTCCTGCGCTGGACAGCTCGAAGGCTTGCGTTGTTGTTAATTCGTTTTCCATATATATTTTTTTTAAAGGGGTTGTCAAAAAATCGGGCGCGCCATGTTAAATCACAATTATGGCATGTACATGAGCGAAGTGCGGCGCGCCCGAACCTAAATCACACACTTTCTAGCATCTTCTGCTATCGGGGAGACTATCTCCCCTTTTGGGGACCGCGCCCCGAACTAGCAACTAAAAACTAACAAAACCTAACTAATTACCATTAACTACTATCATGGAAAGAAGCAGGGGCGCGGTGATGAGTCATGCAGGTGTCCTAGATTCCAGAAGCACCGCCAATGGCGGCTGCAACAAAACTGCGGCTCCTCGCGGCAGCCGCCACCTGCATGTGATGTGTCCCGCCTATCCTCACGGACGTGCGGGGGTGAAGTTGCTTACAAAAAAACTATGAAACTATTACACATTTGGATGTCTAGCGCAAGGCTGTGGCTATTATCCAGTAGCGGCACCCTTGCGGGTGTGACGGTCTCTTCACCCCATCCTCGCGGCATGGGGAGCCTTGCGCTTATGTCTCACCATGGATGTGGCAAGTTATCGTTGAGCGGCACTGACAGGCATTGGGCTGTTCGGCGTGAGGTCATGCCCGCCAGTGTTCGGCTATCTTTCACCCCGCCTTACGGTTAGGGGCATCCATGGTGTGATAACTCCTCCCTATCCTCACGGACCAGGAGGTGCAACAATCCTAATCCTCTAGTCTGTCTGTCTGTTCCCTGTGGCTGGTCATAATGACCAGCGATGCGATGATGCCCACCAGTGTGAGCGTCAGTGTTGTCGTGTCGGCCTCGGTGCCGCCATTGAGGCACCACCAGGCAATCGTGGCGATTGCCACGCAATAACCTAATGTCTTCATATCTTTGTTTTTTTGGTTGTTGCGGAGGCGGCAGGATTCGAACCTGCGCGGCGATTGTGTCGCCCTGGCGCGTTAGCAGTGCGCTCCCTTAACCACTTGGGTACACCTCCATTGTTGACGCCCGGGCTGCATCACCCGCGCCGATGGCTTGCCTCACGCATTGCCAGTGCGTCTTTATCGCATCCCCTGCGGCATCGCCCATCAGAGCGACCTCTATCGAGTGGGGACAGTGACTTAGGCCGGACATCCGGCTACCATCCAATCTTCTATATTATAGTGGCCAGCACCCTCACGCGATGCAGCGCATAATGCTCGGACCACTCTACCATGTCAAAGAACTAAGTTGTCAGATTTTAGCAATTGTCTAATCTAGACAATAACGTGCGCTAGCACCTTGCCCTTGGGGTATCTGACTGCCCCGCCGATGCGCACATGAGGCAGCTCACTGGTGTGCTTCTGCACCCATGAGGGCGACATCTTCAGCAACCTTGCGACCTCGTCCGCGGTGAGCAGCTCGTCGGTCATCGGTTGCAGCCTCGCCATCAACTCGTCGGCGATGGCCCTTGCCAGTATGCGTGCCTCGGTCTGTGTCATACGGCTGTGACTACGGCCTTAGTGCCGTTGTCGGTGATGATGATCTGCACAGGCAACTGGTGCATGTACTTGGTCGCGTACACGGCACCTTTGGTTGTCTCCTGCCCCTTGCCGGCGATGACAAAAGTTACCGACTGGCCGGGCTTGAGGCTTCGAAGCGAGCCGAGCAAATCAAGTTTGTATTTTTTTCGTGTTGCCATTTCAATTTTTTATTTTACCTTTGCAATTTGATAGTGGCGTTATATAACGCAATTATCTAATCGCACTGCAAAGGTAATACCGTTTTGGTTAACTTTCCAAATTTTCAACGACCAAAAAGGTGTATTTTAGCATAATTTAACAATATAACTATGGACGACAAACTACTTAAATTGCGTAATTACCTAAAGGATAGAGGATTTACGCAGGTAAAGATAGCCGAACTATTTAATGTGGATAAAGGCTATATTAACCAACTCCTTACAGGGCGCAAGGCTTTTGGGAAGCGAACAGCCGAAGAATGGAGCGACCAATTTGGTCTATCTAAGTCATGGCTTCTGACTGGTGAGGGGGATATGCTTGGCAGGTCAGACGATATGACTGACGGCAGCCCATGCTTCGATTCTGCCGCCATCCAGGGCGGAGCTGCACACGGCACAGGAATGGAGCAGCTGACAAGAGATATGAGCATAGGCACGATGTCTGTCCCGGGCATGCCTGTCGGTGCCAACATCCCCTACATCCAGGTGCGCGGCTCGTCAATGGTCAACCGACGCGACCCCGCGCACTCCATCCCCGAGAGAGCGTGGATAGGCATACAGCCATCGCAGTCGTCAGTGATCCGCTGGGGCGAGGTGTATGCTGTCATGACCACCGACGGCCCCGTCGTGAAGAAGCTCATGCCATCGGAGCGTGAGGGATACATCACTTGCGTGTCGTTCAATGAAGAGGACGGCTACTTGCCTTACGAGCTCCCCACCAACGAAATCATCCAACCACTCTACAAAGTGGTCGCAGTAATAACCGCCCAACGCTGGGCATAACCACACCTCTATGAGAAAGCTATTAATAACACTCATCATCGCTATGGCGGTGGCATGTCAATCTGATAGGGAGCCAATCCAACGAACATATCTAGGTGTGACGCTAGGAAAGACAACAATGGCAGAGGCAAAAGAAGCACTGACAGGCTTTGATGTGGGGGCAACCGCCGTTGATGGCGTGCAAGTACTTATCGTCAAAGAGCCGAGCGTGTTCGGTGTCAAGTTCAGGGCGGTTGGCTTTTGGTTTGGCAACGGCGTGCCCGATTCCATTGGCCTCATTTCAGATGTGCAACCTTTTGGCACATTGTTACAGACATTCACCGACCGCTACGGCAAGCCAGCCCAGTCGGTCGTGTACGGATGTGACACCTACACCTGGTGCGATGACTCAACCGAGGTCGAGCTTATGCACGTCGCCAAGGCTGACACTCTTGCCCGCCTCATGATCCGCAACGCCGGCACATAGGTGTGCTACCACATTGCACCCACCATCATCCGCGCCAACCCTAACCGCCTCATTACCACTACAATGAGGCAACCCCGCAAACTCAAGCATTAACTTTGCAACATGTAAATGTATTCAAGTGCTTTTCAGCGGATTAGGTGTAACCATTTGGCTGCGTGATATTTTACCTATTGCAGAATATTGCACCTAGCAGCAAACAAAAGCACATCACCGCATAAATGTGATACCAAAATGATACCAACTAGACCAACCATTCGCCTGGTATTCGACCGCAAGCACCAGGCTACGAAGAGCACCGCCAAAGAACGCAAGGCTGGGCTTGTACAAATAGAGGTGATGCACCAGCGCAAGCGCAGATACATCAGCACCGGCGTCAAGGTGTATACCGACCAATGGCGGCAGAACCACGAGCAGCACGTTGTCGGCTCGGTGTACGCTGACCAGTACAACAACACCATCGCCAATGCCATGCGCTCGGTCATGGATGCTGTTGACAGACAGGTGACAGACGGGGTGATAGACCTCGCCACATTGGGCCAGCAGACAATTGGCAGTACATCTGTCGCTGACTACGCCCGCAGTGTCATAGAGTGGCGCACGCTTGCAGAGAGCACGCAGAAGGCATACAGGCACATCATCGACACGATGGAGGCACTTCCACGCTTCCATGACATCGCCAAGGTGACCAAGCGCGACGTTGACGCTTATATGGCGATAGTCGCCAAAAAGCGTCAAACGACACAAAAAAACTACATCTCCCTGCTGCACCGGACATTCCGCGCCGCGCTTGAGGCGGGTGTGATAGCCAGCGACCCGGCGGCACATGTGGGCTACCCGCGGATGCATGCGCGCGAGCGGGCAAGGTTGACCGATGACGAGGTTGCGGCGATTGCGGATGCGGAGCTGCCCGACGAGCTGGTGCCAGCGCGTGACCTATTCTTGTTCCAGTGCTACACCGGGCTGGCGTGGGTTGATTGCGACACGCTCACCAGCGACATGGTCACCACCGAGGGTGGACATATATATATAATAAGGTCAAGACAAAAAACAGGCGTGCAGTACCGAACCATGCTGCTCAAACCTGCCGCTGCCATCCTCGCCAAGTATGGCGGCACGCTGCCCAAGCTGGTGTCGTATACTTACCACCACCGGCTACAACGCATCGCCAAGGCTGCGGGCATCACCAAGCACGTCACCAGCCATGTGGGGAGGCACACCTTTGCGACATGGGCACTGTCGCATGGTGTGCCCATTGAGATTGTCAGCAAGATGCTCGGCCACACGAACATCGAGACCACGCAGATATATGCCAAGATTTTGGCCAAGGACGTGGATGCGCAATTTGAGCGACTTGACGGGCTATTCTAACTGACCGCAACAAAAAAACGGCGACCTGTCCTCGCGGATGGGCCGCCGCTTCTCAATAAACCTTAAAACCAAAATTATGAGAAAATTGTGCTAACGTCGTTGTCTTATCCTTGCAGCCACCAGCAACGCCGTGACCGCTATGCCTATGCCGCCCGCCCACATCAAGGCGCGCTCAATCAGTGATGCCTTGCGCTCAACCTCAACACGCTCCGTGCGTGTCACCGTCACCACCTTGGGTATCGTGTCCCTAATCGTGTCAGCAACCATCACCTTATTGACGGCAATAGAATGATGCCACCGCTCGATAATGGTTGTGTCTCCCTGCACATAGTGGTAGACGCTGTCACGCCAGATAAGCGTGTCACGCACGATGTCCGTGTGCGTCTGCGTGTGCGTCTGCTCCACGATGACAGGCTTCTCCACCTCCACGACCCTCGGCGAGCACCCGCCAAGCAGCCAGCACACCACCATGCCAAGCACGATGGCCACCAGCACACGCATCACGTTTCTTAAGTCCTTCCTCATCATCGGTTCCGCTTTGCCGCCACTCCCGTGGCGGCCATTACCATCATGCCAGCCTAGCCTTGAACTTAAGCCATTCACTCTCATCACTGCGCTTGCCAGTCTTCACGCCGCTAGTCGTGTACAACACCCCATCGTTCCACCCAGGGATGCCTGGGCACATCTTCCCGCTGATGTCATAGTGCCGCACCACGCGCTCGATGGGAATCCCATACTTCCGCATTAGCAGCCTAGCCAGCCGCACGGCATTCGTCACAGCCTCATCAGTGAAGCTCCACCCTTCATGGTTAGGAACGCTTGCGCTGGTGCCTTTGGCTAGCGTCGAGCATATCTCGATGCTTATCGTGTTGCGGTTGTATGCGTCAGCGATGCTACCAGCAGCCTTCTTGTCGCCCACTGCCCAGCAGTAGTAGTTGCGTATGTCGGGGTTAAACTGAACAATCTCCTTGTCATCCACCGCAAAGTCTGCGCTAGCCTTCCGTGACTCAAACACATGCTTCACCCCCCTTGCCCTGCCAGCATCCGACGAACTGCCAGCGGTGTAGTGTATGGCAAGGTACTTGATGCTGCGACCAGGCAAGCGTGTCACATGAATACTCAACGGCAGGTAAACCACCGAAGGGTCAACGCACTTGTTTTCCGTCACGCCAAGCGCGGCCCACGTTTTCGCCCCCACGATGCCATCGGCAATCAGCTGCCTCGACCGCTGGAAGTCCTTCACGGCTCCTTCGGTCATCACCCCGAAGATGCCGTCATCGTTCACCCCCAGCGCACGTTGCAAGGTTTTAACCTCGTCGCAGCTCATCCCTTTTTTAAGCGTTCTCATTGCTCTTTGTTTTGGTTGTTAGTGTTGTTTTGCGCTGCCACGATAGCCCTCGCCAGCAATTCCACCAGTTCGGTCTTGCTAGCAGCGGTCAGTGCCACATCTGCCACCTTGCCCATGCGCTTCTTCGCCTTCGTGTCAGCGTTTTCCAAAATGGAAATACCTTCGACGATGCATAGGAAGATGGCTATCAGCGTGGCCACAACAGGAACACTATCCAGTGTGTCGGAAAGTCCGACAAGCTGCCACACCCTGCCAACATGCAGAAGCACATCAATGCAAGCCCCGATGCCGAATGCACCATAGTACGTCAGCATCTTCGTGGCGGTGCGAGCAAGCCCGTAGCTTGTCCTCGCCTCGCCACGCTCCTGTGCCTTGCGTATGCCGACCGCCAAGTCCCACATCATCCCAACTAGGATGATGACAGCGTCCATCGCCAGCAGTCGGCTCATATCAATCAGCGTCTGTGTCATGCCTCGCCCTCCAGCGCGTTAATTTGGTCACGCAGTGCTTGTCTTTCAGCATGCAGCGCAGCCACATCATAGGGTGCGGGCAAGTTCAGAGCCATGCACTCGGCCACCTTGATGACCTTGTAGTCGCTCTCCGACAATTGCATCTTGAGGCTCTCGATGGATGCCTGTCGCTCCTGCTCTGCAACCTCTGCCTCGGTGGGCTGCGGCGGTGTGTAGGGCATGTAACCAGCCGCCTCATACATGGCGGGTGTCGGGTTAATCACCTTGCCGTTCTCTGTCTCTAGCACATAGGGAGCATACTGCCCCTGTGTGTTCTTGTAGTTGTAGTTGTAGTTCATAATTATCTTTAAATATCTGGCCCTAAAATAAAAGCACCTGTACCTGCATTGCCGAACAGTTGCCTGCTCACCTTGTCATATAGGTAGCCGACTTGACCAACACGAACGGGGATGAAATCTCGCACAAGATAGCCGTCTTTAGATATCTTAATATAATACAAGATAAAAGCCCCCCCCCTAATTTGGTTGCCGAAGATAAACAAGTTCGATGGCGTTACGAATGTATTTTTTGCGTTAATTGCTTTAGCCGTGCCGTTAATCGTGAATGCTGTTTTGTTTGCTATAATAGTGTATGATGTATTAGGCGAGAATGAATTAGTAATGTACTTGTTGCCAAATCGCATAGTTGCGTTGTTATCAACATACAAGTTAATATCGTTAGTGTTGTCACCTCTAGACCCAGCAACTGCCCTTGCAATCGTACTAGTTGTCTTGAAACTGATTTCAATCTCTGTGTCCAGATTGCCGACAATGCCACTGTCTATTACTTGCGTACCAGTGCTTTGCAAATATTCGGCATCGGCATCATATGGCTTGCCTTGCTTCATCATCGCTCTCCTCCTAATCAATGGTGTCATGCCGCAGTCCTTTCTGCAGCCGCTGACCACCCGTTAAATTGGTTAAGAATTCCCCCCCCCCCTACAGGTCGCTCCGAGAGGGGCTTGATTTTGCTTGCATAGGTAGACCAATTGGTCGCAGTCTTGTAGGCCTCAACCGAAGCATCGGGGACGTAGATGGACATGAGGGCATTGCAACCGATGAACACATTCCCCCCAAATGTTGGCGGCGTCGTTGGCTCCATGATTACCTCTACAAGTTTCTCGCACTGCGCGAATGCTTGAGCGTCTATTCTTGTGACGCTGCTTGGGATTGTCACGCTAGTCAGACCTGTTAATTGGAATGCGGTCTGATTGATTCTCGTTATGGTGTTAGGAAATACCACCTCACTCAGCTTGGAGCATCCGTAGCATAGGCTCGCTGCCACTGTTGTCACACCAGAGGGGAAAGAGAACCGAAGCAAGCCTTTTCGATTTGCGAATATGCTTACATTTGTGTTAAGCTGGATGCTATCTGGAACACTGAACTCTGTTGTGCAGTCCAGCATCCCCCTCGCAATGCTCTCCCAATCAATCGCTGCGCCGCTGCTGCTCAACGCTCTGCGGCGGATAATCTCGTTACTCATAATCTATCAATCTGAATAGTTAACTATTGCCACGTTGTCCATGATACTCACCTCATAGCGGCGACCTGCCACCATGTCCCATGCGTACTCGTTACCAAGCACAACACTGCTCGGCAAGGTCACTGTGCATGCGGCAGTCTGCGCGGTGAACACGAAGCACCAGATGTTGGCCACACCCGCATCACCAGCCGCAAGCGTCACCGACACCGTGTCCGTCGTGCCGTAGTCGTAGACCACATTCGGCAGAAGCCCAGTGGCGGGGATGGTCGATGTCGCCAATGTCTTGTCTTGCTTGCCGTAAAGAGCCTCGTTGATTTCGTTGATATCCACATAGCTCACAGTCACCACAGTTCCGACAACATCGGCCTCTATAAGCTTCCCGTCACCGGAGCCGCTGAACTTGAGATGCCGCTCGTTGTTGGAGGTATAGCCGCCGTGGCAAGTCAGCACCAAGCCGTTGTAGTTGCCATTCACAAGATGCAGCTCCAGCACCTTGCCCTGCGAGTAGAACGACTGATACATCGTGTCCACATCAACCGCGCTCTCATAGGTGTAGGCGCTGGCGCTCGCATCCCATGTAGCCGTTACACGCATAGGGCTGGACTCTGCAATTTTCGCGTCTACTTGCGTCTTGGTGTAGTAATCGCTCGCTGTGATGCCTGCCGCCAGTAGCTGCCAGTAGGTAGTGGCGGTTGATGGGTTCTGCCCCGTGCTATCCTGAATGGCCACATAAGAGCTTCCATTGTACTGCACCACGTCGAGCCTTGAGTAAGCGGTTGACGACGACCATGTGCCCTTGGGCACCATCGCCACACGCCCTGCGTTAATCGTTGTTGCCATATTTATCAAGTGTTGAATGTTAGACTTAGATCACCAGCCACGGTGACGTTGGCTGCTATCACTCTCGGTGCGATGACTTGCAGCATCATGTCGATGCTGACCTCTGTGCCGCCTTGCGTGGGTGCGTCAACGAGCATGAGGCTCGTTGTGGCGGGTGTCACCTCTGTGGCCACATCGTCTGCAAAATCATCGTTGGGGATGTCGTTGACGAACTCTACCCGAAGCACACCAGGCACATAGCCTGGGTTGTTGACGTAGCACACGATGGTGTTATCCTCTACGGCACAATCCTCATAATTGGTGCCGTCGTATGAGCACCGCCAGCATGTGCCCGCTTGGTCGCTCAGGTGGATGGACCACGGATGATTAGGCGGCGACATTGCCTCGCCTTGGCTGTTGGTGAGTGTGACCAACAGCGTGAAATCTGACTTGTAGTTTATGCGTGTCATATATCTATATGGTTTGAGTTGTCCGACATCACTGCTCCGCCGTTGCCATCGTTGCCACCTCGCTGGTCATCACCAGCTCGCCGTTGGCGTTGACGGTGGCGGTCATCGTCACGGTCTCAACCGTCTGCGCTGCCGCCTTCTGGGCGGTGTACTGCGCTGTCTCCGTGACCGCCTGCTCAATCTCGGCGATGTTGTAGTTGTTGATCACCGCCCGCTCTTTGCGCTTGTGATATTTCCCGATGGTTATCATCTCTTCTCAATGAGTTTGTATGTGTACGTCTGTTTTTTGTAGTCAACATCGACTTTGTCGACAATGAACGATGTGTCAAGGTTGCCCTCATACACCATCTGATGCGGTGCGACAGCATCATGCAGCGTGACATTGAGCACCTTGGCGGGCTCGCTGTATTGGTTGGTCAGGCGATACACCAAGTGCTCTTCCTGTCGCATGTGGCCGTCGCTGACCGTGCCGTCGTGGCGGGTGCTGCCGACCTCATCAGATGCCAGTGCGGTGTTGTAGGTGTTGTCAACATAGTGCATCCTGTTGGCATTGCTGGCATCGGCATAGGCCACAGCAGAGAAATTCGGCTTTTTATTGTCCCAGGTGCACACGCTCATGGTCACCTCGTCCATCTCGGCTGCATTGCGGATGTCGATGATGTTGGTGTAGACGGTGTCATCGTCCATGTGGGTGTCGAATGTCTCGTTAGTGACGACTGGCACAATTTTCCAGTTTTTCAACGCCATATAGATGGTGTTATACCTGCTGCCCATGTCTGTTGGCTTGTAGATGGTCAGCTTCGGCTGGCCGAACAGTATGCTGTTGTACGGCATGCGCACGACGTAGCCGCTGGCATCGGTGCCTAGCATCCATGAGACGGTGTTGCAGATGTGCTGCGTGTGCAGCATCGAGTCTTGGTAGGCTAGCTGCTTCAGCATATATGGCAATTTGAACGTGGTCGCTCCACTCTGCCAGCTGGTGCCGTTCCAGTACTGCCCGCCCCATTGCAGCTTGCACAGCAGATAGCCATCTTTTGCCGGAATCTTGTCACCGCCATGACCGGGGTCAAGGCCGCCATCGGCTGAGGGAGCAGGAAACATGTGCTCATCCCATATATGCCAATAGATCTCGCCGCTGATGACCAGGCGGCAGTTGACTCCACCGAACAATGCCGTATTGGCCAGGTTGCTCGTTGTCTCGAAGAATGGGAAGCTGGCCTGGTTGGTATTGGTGATGTGGTTGGTGCTGTGGTTGATGAGGAAGATGTAGTCGTCGAAGCTCACCGAGTGAATGTCGTTGGCCTCCATGAGGCCGGCAGCGGTGTGGATGTCCACGCTATAGTCGGGCCATGCCCATGGGTCTGTCTCGGTCAGCTGCACCACCTGGCACCGGCACATGAACGCGCCATTGACGCTCTTAGTGTTGGTGTAGTTAACTGAGTTGTCGTAGGCCGATGTGGCTGGGTTGCCGCTGCCTGTCGTGTAGTGGTGCTGCTGCCAGTACGGCGACTTGTAGTACTTGAACCACACCGCTGACCACACGCTCTCCGTCTTGAGGCAAGCGTAGAGCATATTGTCACCGGTGCCTGGCTGGAGATAGCCACCGCCCCGAGGCAGCAGCGAGGTGGGCAGCGTCCCATTCTTGAGGTCGGCATCGTCTGCGGTGATGTTCTCCACGCCGTCGAATAGGTCGCCCAGCACGTTGTCATACTCATTGAGCTCGCAAGCCACAGTCACCTTGGTGTACACATTGTCGAGGCTCAACTGGCTGCCCGCATCGGCATAACTCTCGCCGTCGATGTCGTACTCAGCGACTACCATCGAGCCGGTGGTCACCGTGCCTGTCGCCACGTCCACCACGATGCTGGTGTTGGCGGCATTGTTGGGCAAGGCATCGTAGTCAATGAAGTACACCGTGTCGCCATGGGCGATGGCGGTCACACCCATCCATTGGCACACCGCCTCAAGCACCTCCTTGTAGGTCTTGTCGTCCTCGCCGTCTGTGGCAGCACTGTCCTGGGCCATAAAGTTGCGCTCGCTGATGCGGCATGACTGCCACAAGTCACGCGTGTCGGTGCTGCTGAGGCGCGTGTTTGTCGATAGCACCATCATCGTATAGCACCCGCACTTGGCGATGCAGTGGCGCACCAGGTCAAGCAGCGACACGATGCCCGCATTGCTGCCGATGGGTTTGTACTTATATTCGGCAAGGGTAGCCAGCCCATCCACGCAGTCCACGTCAAGTGCCTCAAGGTACTTGGTGTATCCGATGTCATAGAGCGACGGAGAAACATAGCCCACCCACTCCACGGCGGCGGGGTTGACAACCTCACCACGGTAGAGCGTCACCGGCATGCCGTGCGCGTCGCCTGTGTATAGACCAAACATGTAGTCGGTGTCGACCGCCACCAGCCCGATGGTGCCAGCCTGGCACTTGACGGGCATGTAGATGCTGCCGTCGCTCTCGTCCATCGTGGTGACAAAGGGCGAGCCGCCAAACTTAAGGGCGACCACATCGCCCGATGTGCCGATGCGCAACAGATGCTTGCCGCCGTTGATGTCCTCAAAGATGCCTTGATATATCATCTCACCTTGCTCATTTTGCCGTTGTAATTGTTAAGCACTCCGACCAGCTGTTGGCCGGCGATCCGGAAGGTTACCTCGCCGCCACCGCCACCGCTGTTGATCATCGAGAAAAGCCGCGCCTGTTGCTGGCCGTTGAGTATCATCTCGCCGCTATTGACGCGGATGAGTTGGCGGTCGCCCGTGTACGACGTGCCGCCCACGATGCCGCCCTGCGCGAAGCCCGCTGCCGACTTGACCGCTGCAATCATCGCCATCAGTTGGCCGAGGCCAGTGAGTCCGAAAGCTATCCAGTTCCACGGCCCCATCGTGCCAGCCTGTGCGGTCGCCGTGGCATAGCCCTGTATCATCGTCACAATGGCCTGTGCGAGCATGCCCGCCACGTTGACCATCTTGCCCGCCTGTCCGCCGATGGCGTTGCCCAGCTCGCGGAAGGCTCCAGCCGCAGCCTGTGCAGCTGTGCGCAGCCCTGCCGTCTTGTCGAGCAGCTGCTGCGATTCCTCCTTGGCTGCCTCGATGGGGTCTTTGAAGGTGATTGGGATGACCATCGGGTCAATCTTGCCGTTGAGCTTTCCGATGGACGCGTTGACCTGGTCAACGAGCGAACCGCTGAGTGATGCGTCCACGCCCTTGCCGAGGTCGCCGAATTTGAGATTTTTCTCGGCTTCTTTGGCGGCGGCCTGTTGCAGATACTCACGCCGCTTGAAGGTGTCGGTCTGCTGGTCGGCTAGCTTCTTTAGGCGGCTAATCTCGGCCTCATACCACGCATAAGAGCCTTCGACAAGCGCCTCCACGTCCTTCTTGACGGCAGCGGTGTGCGCCTTTGTCGCCTTTGTGGCAGTTGTTGTTGCCGTCACACTCCCAGACAAAGCTGCTGCCCGTTGGCTCAGGCTTGCGGATTCCTTGATATAGCCTCTCGCACGATCCTCGGCTGCATCCGCTTCGGCTTCCATAGCCGAGGCAGCACGGCCTGCCTCGGTCTGTGCGCTACCACCAAATGGGCCCTTCATGCCGCCCAAGAACTCATCCATTGCTGTCGGGTTGGCACGCCGCTGCACTGCTTCCTCCCGCTTTTCGATGGCCTCCTGCATGGCTTTTTGTGCGGCTGCCGCATAGGCCGCAGCCTCTGCACGCAGTTCCATAGCAGCCACAAAGTTGCCCGTGTTCTTGACCAGCACATTCTCGGCATCGGCTGTGGTCTTCACCTCGATGCCAAGCGACTTAAAGGCATCGGCATTGTTGCGCACCCACTGCTCGCGCTCGCTGTCGCTGGTCAGCATTCGCCACTCCTCGCGCAAGGTCATCAACTTGACCTTTGCCTCGGCGACTTGCGAGGCTTGCTCCTTGATGGCCTCGTTGAGGTGCTTGTGCGACTCGGCGGCATCGTTGACACCACGCGTGTAGGCATAGATGGCTGCGGTCGCTGCCGCCACCACCGCAATGGCCGCACCGATGGGGTTGGCCTTGACCGCCTGATTGAACAACACCTGCGCAGCGGCTGCACCCTTGGTGGCCACGGTGTCAGCCTTTGCCATCGCCACCTTGACCGCCGTGACGGTGTTGAGTGCGGCAGTCCTTGCTGCACTCAGACCCATCATCAGTGCTGACTCCTTTTGCAGCGAGTTTTGTATGACCTGCAAGCCATTAACAACAGACATGATTGCAATCAAGTCCTTCTGCACCTTGGCCGCATCTTCTTGGCTCATGCCCAACAGACCCATCGCACCCGCTGCCACCTGTGCCGCAGCGGTGAGTGCCTGGACACCACCGACAACAGCATCCAACTTCGCCGTGTCGGATGCTTGGAACTTGATGGCGTTGCCGACATCAATCATGGTGTCCTTGAGCACACCGCCACGCTGGATGAGCATATCAATCTTGCTGCGCAGTTCTTGGCCCGCTGCGCTCTGCTTCTCGGCATCGCTCAAGTTACGCCAAATCTGCTCCAGCTGCATCGCGGCCTTCTGCGTCTCCCGCAGCTCCTGCTTCATCGGCAGCTGGCGGCTCATGGCGCGCGTGAAGCCCTCAACGGCACGCTGCACACCGTTGAAGGTGGCGGCTGCCTCCTTCATGGCTGGCGTGTCGAACATGCCCTTGATGCCTTTGTTCGCCAGCTCCGCATCCTCGGCAAGTTTGCGCACGGCCTGGGTGCTCTCGGCAATGCCCTTGTCGAAGTTGCTGTGGTCGAGGGTTTCTATGAATCGTAGGTTTTCAGCCATTTTTCTTCATATTTTGGCGCATCTGTTGCGCCTTTTGTTGCAGTTTTGCCCACCTTTCGGGGGTCATTTCCTCGGTGTCTCGCTCGGCCTCTCGCTCCCATGAGAACGTGATGATGTCCTCTGGCTTGAGCGGCTTCTTGCTGTTGACTTGGGCGGTCATCCAGCACATCAACCGCATGCGCTCTGCCGCTGCTTGGTCGATGATATAAGCATGTGACAGCAGCAAGTCCACCAAATATAATGGCATATCGTCCAACACATAGTCGGGCGATATGCCACATTTAAGGATGAGGGTGGCGATGACCTCGCCCGCGGTCACTTTTTTTTTGAGCCGTCGCCTTTTTTCGGCTGGCCCAGTGCCGCCATCTTGCTGACTTCCTCGTTGATGATTGCCGTCAGTTCCGTGGCGATGCTTGGGTTAGCCTCGACAGCGTCAATGAAGCCATCCCAGTCGAGGTCGCAGTCCTTGTTGTTGGCCGCAATCATGGCGTACATGAAGCGGAACGAGTCCTCGGTGCAGTTGGTCTCGAAGCCGTTGTGGCCCGTCATGCGCTCGTATAAAAAGAGCGCACGCAGGGAGTACTTGGCGACGTACTCCTTGCCATTGATGGTCACCGTCATGACTATGCCTTGAGTGATAGCAGTTCGCCGTAGCCCGTGAAGGTTGCCGACAGTGTTGCATTCTCACCGTTCTGAGCGGTGATCTCCAGTGAGGTGATGACCGCCTCGCCTTGCCAGCCTGTGTTGGCCTTGGCTGTCCAGCTGCCACCAGCGGGCAGCTCAGTGCCGTCGGCTTCGTCCTTCTGCGCGAACACGAGATTGACGCGGTTGCCCGAAGTCATCATCTCAAACAGCCACTGGCCGCCATTCTCGCAGTAGAGGTTCTCGGTCGTTGCCTCCCACGACATCTGGCCAGCCTCGTTGGCTGCCCACTTGCCGCTGGCGACGTCCTTGTTGCTCACATCCTGGGTGTCGCTGCTGATGCGCAGCGTGTGCGAGGTAGCCAATGGGATAGACTTCGGCGTGGCCAGGCCGCCTGCTGTCTTGTTTTCTGCGGCGAAGACCATAAGATTTCCGCCTTTGATAATTGTTTCCATCTTATAAGTAGAAATTAAAGTTTAACGTTTGCGTGTAAACATTTGAGTCCTCAAAGAACTCCTCATCAGCTGCCGTCAGCTGCGAGCCTCGCACCTTGAGCGTGTCGCTCATGATGAACGCCTTGCCCTCGATGGCCTCACGCACCATGTCAGCCAGCCCAATGCTCTCGGCATAGCTGCCGGCAGCGATCACGATGTCGACGTTGACCGTCTCGCCAGCCTTGCCGTCCTTGGTGTACTGCACTTCGATGCTGTTGCGCCGGTACACCACGAAGGGATAGCTCGTCCCTTCTTTGCTCACGATTGGGAACACCTTGCTGCCGATGGCGGCTCGGAGCCCGCTGTGCGCCGTCAGCAGTGCGGCGACCGCACGTCCTATTTGCAACCCTGTAGTCATGCCTTACATCGTTTGTTGACCGCATCAACAATGGTCTTGCGCATCGCCTCTGCCATCTTGCTTTTGGCCGCATTGATTGCGGGCGCGAAGAAGGGCCGTGCAGGCATGTCGCCTCTGTCTTGGCCCTTTCGGGTTACGCGCGGAGCCTTCCAGCCGGCACCCATCTCAAACCACTTCAATCGAAAGTCGCCCATGATGTGTACCTTCGCGAAGTCGTTGTTGCGGCTCACATAGTACCGTACACCATCGTTGAGCGCACCCACCTTCTTGCTGCCCTTCAGTCGCGACCATCCCTTTCGGTCAGCCGTGCGTGTCGAGCGTGAGCGACCAGTTACCGCCGCCAGCTTCAGCCGTGCTTCCTTGACCAGTACCCTGGCACTGGCGCGAAAGGCAGCCTTGTGGACGCGCTGCATGTCCTGCACCCCAAGCGAGGCGAAGACCCTCAGCACATCGTTGGCATCTATGGTAAACTCACTCATTGACAAGTGTGGCTATAATGGTTTGACATTGCTTGGTGACCTCGTAGTTGATGCTCTCGATGGCGTAGAGGTTCTCGCGCCACCGCAGACGCATGTAGCCGTTGACGCTCGGGAATCGCCGGATGATGAATGACACCGTGGTCGGGTTGGCAACCTCGTTGACATCAACGACACGGCTGCCGGCGCGGAAGTCCACGCGGGCGCGGGTGGTCACCACCTCTACCCATGTGGTCACCTCCTCGCCGAAGTCATTGCGGGTGACTTGCGGTGCAAGCAGCGTGACGCTCTCTCTCAACAATCCAGCTCTCAGTCCCATATCTAAGCTAATGCGTGTTTTTTATACAAGCCCTTGAGGTAGTCAAACGTGTAAGGGATAGCATTGGCGGCCACGCCCATCGCCACGGGCTCACGGTTGGCGTAGAGGTTGCCCACCGTGAGCAGCATGGCTTGGATGATGGGAGCCGGGAGTTTGCCGTCGGCATCCTCCAGTGTGACCAGCTTGCGGTCAAGGTCAACCTCAACGGCGGCCTCGGCCACATCACACAGCTGGGTGATGTAGCTGTCATCCTCGGTGACGCTAGCGTCTACCAATAGATGCTGCTTGGCCATTGTCAAGGTCAGATACTTCATCGTCGTGCGTCAGTTAGGATGCGGTAGTCTTGCCGGCCACAATCACACCAGCGGCGGCGGTGGGCACGGCTGCGTCCATGTACACGTTAATCACGAGACGGATGGCACCGTTGCCTGCCTGGGTGTAGGGGTCGACGGTGATGTCGATGCCGCCCCAAGTGCCGATGGCCAAGTAGCTGAAGTCGCCAGCGAGATAGTTGTTGGCGGCAACATTGGCGGTGCTGTAGCAAGGCACGTCCTCAAGCATGCCGTCCTGCATGACCAGCTGAGTGGTCTTGTTGTAGGTCATCGCACGGAACTTGGCCTTTGCTTCGGGCGAAGCAATCACGGCGCGGACGTGGCCCTTGGCGCGCTCCACACCAGCCTCAAGACCTGCGACTGCCTCCCAAGTGGTGGTGGCGGTAGCGGTGCGGCCGTTGAACAGACCGGCAGGCTGCGTTGCGCTGCCAGCGGTTGCGCCGAGAACGGTTGCCTCGAACTTCTCATTGATGGCGCGGATGAGGTTGGCCTGGAGAGCAGCCTCGACATTGCTGCCGCCATCCTGCACCAGCATCTGCTTGCTAATGTCCATGTAGGCGGTCAGTCGCTTGGGCTGGAGGGTAACGCTCTGTACGTTGGCAGCAGCGTCAGTGGCTGTGCCATTCTCGGCGGCCCATGCCACCTGTGCGGCGGTCATCATGGGGACCTTGAGGTCGCCAACGAGGCCGTTGTAGTAGGTTGCGCCAGCCTTGGCCAGCACGCTCTCGGCACGCAGCTCATCAAAGATAGGAGCCACGTCAACGGGTACGGTTGCGCCAGTCGAACCAGTCACCGACACGGTGGCGCGGCTCTCGGCGGTGGGGATGGTGATGCTGCCGGTGCTGTTCAAGCCGGCGGCACGCATCTGGGCTTTTCCGGCTGCGATGGTTGCGGCGTTGGCCTCATCCATCTGGGTGCCGTCGACGATGCTACGGATAGCACCGATCAGGGAGAATTGTTTCTTTTCCATTTCTCGATTGTTATTTGTGTTAATGTTTTCTTGTCTCTCGGTGGCCTCGGCAATCTCGGCCTTCTTGGCCTCGATGTCGCTCACCTTGCTGCGGTAGGCGGCATCCTCGGCATCTGTCAGCTTGCGCTCTTCGGCCTTGGCGGCATCGGTGATGCTGCGAGCCTCGGCACGGAGTGCATCCAGTTCGGCGTTAAGTTCTACTATCGACTTCATGGGAGTAATTTTTCTAGTTCGTCAAAGTACTCGGCGAGTTCAGCCTTGCGGGCTTCATCTGCCGCACGTTTCTCGGCATCCTCGCGGGCTATCAGTTCATCGTAGCCGCGTCGGTCGAGTTCCACGGATGTCCCCAAGTATGCGGGGTCGTACACTGGCGACACATCGTACAGGCGGTCGAACTTGAGGATCGTGCGGCGAGCCATGCCATCCTCCATGCGCTCCCACTTGTCCTCCTTGACCGTGAAAGCGAAGCTCGACTGGTTGATGTCGCCGCGGCGAAGGCTCTCAAGCAGCTCATCGCCCAGGGCGGTGTTGGGCGCGTCGAAGGCGTAGCGCAGACCGATGTCATCGACCTCCAGCTCCAGCGAGTTGCCTGCCTCGGCCTGTGGCACGTTGGCACCACGGCAGCGGGCAAGTGCGCCGCGCGACGCATCATGGTTGAGCCAGCACTTGATGTCGGAGTTCTCCAGCACACCGACAAGTGCGTGCGGGTCGATTTGCTCGACCACACCGCCAAGGTCGCGGCTCAATGAGTTGAAGACAAGGGCATAGCCTTCCACGCGGCGGCTGTCGTCGCCGGCGGAACGGGTGATACACTTGTCGCAAAATCTTCTTTCAATCATGGGGTAAAAAATTTCGTTTATCTCTATGGTGTTAAGTGTCGGACACTTTTGCGATGGACACAAAAAAAGCCCCACCGACCGAAGTCAGCGGGGCTCACCAGAACCTATGAAGAATGCAGAGAAATTAGTCAGTCGTGGGTGGTGCCGGCTCATCAGTCTGCGCCTTGGTGGCATTGGCCAGGGTCTGAAGGTTGACCTGCACGAAGTGTTCGTCGCCGCCATCAATGGGTGGCAGTCCCATCTCGGCACGCACCTCGTTGGCCGAGATGGCACCCATGTTGAACATCGTATTGTAGAAGGATGCACGGCTGCTGGTGTCGGCACGGAGCAGCGCGGCGGTGTCGAAGCGGACATCTATCTGCCACTTCTCGTCCTCGCGGAATAGCTTACGCTCAAACTCCAGCTCAATTTTCTCGAGGATGGGAGCCAATGTGTCGGTCAAGAACGCCAGCTGCGTGGCCTCGACGGTGCTGTAGCTGGAGTGTGTGAGGTCAAAGCACTTGACCGGCGACACCCCGAAAAAGCGGCAGATGTCAACGACGCTGTATTGGCGGGTCTCCAGCAACTGCGCATCGCTGGGGTTGACGGTGACCGTCTGAAAGGTCATGTTGCCGGGGATGACAGCAATGCCGTTTGGTGTTCCGACTGGGCCGAATGCGTTGTTCCATTTACCTTTGATTTCGTCTGCCTGTTTCTGGTTGAGCGGGCCTTGCACAGCAAGAATACCACCGACGTTCGCGCCGCCGGTGAAGAACCCCTGCGCATGTGCCTCGCTGGCTGCGGCAAGCCCAAGCGACTGCACGGCAAAGCTGATGGTGCTGATGCCGTTGATGCCGTCGGTGCTGTGGTTGAGGATGTGCAGCATGTCGCGTGCCGGCACATCACCGATGCCGTTGACGTGGTAGTAGAGCTCGCGTCCCTGGTTGGCGACCACGGTCACGCCGCCATCGAGGTAGATTAGCTCTGTGGCGTTGCCCAGCTGGTCGCGCTTGATATAGGCGTAGCCGTTGCCCTGGAGCAGCATCGCCGAGACGAGGCACTTCAGGAACGTGAAGCGCGACATCAGCGGTGATGGCTCTTTAGCTACCAGGTGGTAGGTGGGGTGCTCGCGGTAGACCTTTGCGTCCTTGTACATTGACAGCGGCAGCTGGGCGACTGAGTCGCTGATGACCTGCACACATCTGTACACTGCCGCCAGCCTCATGGGCGACGTGGTGGGAGCATTGCTCCCGCTGTAGTTCAGAGCGACGCTGCACAGGCCGCGCTGCTCTGGTTCTTTCTTCTTGAATCTGTCAAATATACTCATGTCGTTGTATATATCATCTGTTCGTAATGCGGGGTGTCAAGGTAGACACCCAGTGCCTGGATCATAGCAATCACGCCATCAATCTTCTTGCTGCGGTCTAGCCCTTTATTGGGCTTGCAGTTTCCGTTGTGGTCATACTTGAGAACTACATTGCGGAAGCAGAACCGCGTGATGTCGTTGTTGGCGATGACAACTCGTCCGCCAAGAAGCAACCGCTCCAGCTCTTTCGTCGGGCGATTGAAGTTGCCGATGGTCTGCGAGTACTCGATGAGCGGAAGCCCCTTTTCGGTTGCGTCGATGGCCCACTGGACGGCATTCCACTTGTCGTAGCCTACACTATATAGGTCTAGCGTGTCGGACACCGCCATCATGTCGGTGGTGATGTAGTCGTAGTCCGTCACATTGCCGGGGGTGATGTGCAGCATCCCATGCCGCGCCCAGAAGCGATATTGCTCATGGTCGGGGCGTTCGGTCAGCGCAATCTCGGGCATGTAGTAGTCGACAAAGAAGTAGAACTTGCCCTCGTGAGGCACCATCTTGGCCACGGCGGTAAGGTCGCCTGTGCTGGCAAGGTCGACACCAATGTAGCATGCCTCGCCGGCGAACATGTCGATGGTGACATCCTTTGTCGCATCTACGATGTAGTGCTCAGGTATCCACACGTCAGCCGCATCCATCCAGCGGTTGAGATTCTTCGTGACGGTGCTGACTTCCTCGCTAGGGTTATTCCTCGCTTGCTGCACCTGGCCTCGGATGTACTTGGTGGTCACGGTCACATCGAGGTTGGGGTTAGCCTTGACCCACACCGCCTCATTCGTCCAGTCATCGCCATCGTCAAGGGAGTAGATAGCGATGAACATCTCGTCATCATGCTTGAGGCCGTTGAGAATCTCAACCGCGGTGGTGCGCAGCGCATAGCACGGCAACGACTTGTCGAAGCCTGCCGTTGTGATGGTGCACAGGTGCGGGTTCTGACGCATGCCCATCGAGGACTTGATGACATCACGCACGCGGCTATTCTTTGCTGCGTGGTATTCATCGATGAGCCCGAATGAGCAGTTGAAGCCGTCCAGCTTGCTATCATCAGCGGCCAGCACCTTCAGCCGGCTCTTGGTCGATTCCACCTTTATCTCGTTGTGAAGGCAGCGCAATTGTGTGCCTTGTGGGATGTAGTTGCGGCACATGTCGAAGCTGATCTTTGCCTGGTCCTTTGCGTTGGCGCACAGCAGCACCTCGGCACCATCCTCGCCATCCGCGACAAGGAAGTAGAGACACAGAGCTGCCGCCAGCGATGACTTGCCATTCTTGCGGGCCACCTCGATGTAGCTTGATGAGAATCGGCGGTTGTCAGTGCCAGCCCAGTAGAAGCCGACGATGTTGGCCACCACGAATGCCTGCCACGGCTCCAGGATGAAGGGCTTGCCGCTGCTCTTGCCGGTGAAGTGGCGCAGATCTCCAATGAATTGAAAAGCCCACTCCACCTTCCGAGCATTGAAGGTGAAGCGGGTATCGTTGAGGTCATCGAGGAAGCGTCGCGCCGCCAGTTGCATGAGCTTGCCGCTGACTACCTTCCCACTGACCACATCGTGCGCATACTGCTCGTAATTAGCCGGCATCTATATCCCCTTTCATGTACTTCTCAAATGGGTCGTCGACGGCCTTCTCTGGCTCGCCCTTGGTCAGTTTTTTGCGGCTCATCGGCGTGAGACCATAAGCCTCGGCGATGCTGTTGGCTTGCCGGATGGCTGCGTTGGCTGCGTCGATGGCGGGGTTCTTCACCATGTTCATGGTGCTGCCGACAATCATGATGCCGTCCTTCATGACCGCCTTCTTGCACTCTGTCCATAGCCAGTAGTTCCACGCCATGGTGTCGAGGTGTACCCAGTCAGTTTCAAGCACACCACCACGGCTGTTGAGGGCATCGACCACCGATGCCATGTAGTGCGAGATTGTCTCACCGTATTCTTTGTATCTGTCCATGTTTGTATGGTCTTACGCCCGGGCCGAACTCTTTGTCGAGGTCAGCCGCGGCTTGTTCTATATTGATTCCATTGGTGCTGCCAAAGCGATGCAGCCAGCTGTGGCACTCTTTGCAGAGCGACACGAGGTTGTCGGGGTCGTACGCCTTGAGCAGCATCATGGCTCCGTCGTAGTTGGTGACGCTGTCGGCATGGTGCACATCGACAGCCAGGGTGACGATGCCTCGCGCATCGCACAGCTCACAGGTTGGCTGGTCGTGCAGCTTGCCCAGCCGGGTGCGCTTCCACTGCTCACTCTGATAGATCTTGCGTCGCTTGTTGTATGCGTCAGAGCGTATCTGACGCACTGTCTTCCGCTTGGGCTTGTGTAGGTATGGCATCTATTCTTGCGTTGTAGTCGTTAATTCTGTGGATGTAGTCTCGCATGGTACTCCAGAACACATGCTTGAAGCACTTAATGAAGTTGCCGCCATGGTAGCGGATGGTCATCCGGCAATAAGTCACCTGATACACCTCGGCAGTGAGGTCATCGGTCACCAGTGCCGACAGCTCGCGGTGGTGCCTGGACATGAGCGCGGCGACCTCATCGTTCGCCACTGCCGAGGCGCAATACCGCTCGCTCAAGCGGTAGAGGGCATCATGGGTCGGGGCATCTCTCATTGTAGGCGTTGATGAGGTTGATCAATGCGGCACGGACGATTGCGCTGCGCTCCATGCCGGTAGTCTGAGCCAAGTTATTCAGCTCGTTGTCGAGGTATGGCGACAGGCGCACCGAGAAGCGCGTGACACTCTTCATGGTATCGTCTGTATATCTCTTTTTAGCCATGTACAAAATTAGCTATTTCAATCGGTATGCGGAAGCGCAGCCGGAACTTTTTTAAAAATCGGATTTGAAAAAATAGACTTTTTTCACGCTGTAG